AACCGGTGCCCGCGGCGATGATCGCGGTAGCGGAAGACGTGCCGAGGTTGACCACACGGAAGGTGAACGTGGTGCCAATCCGGTCAGAATTGATCAGCACGTTTTCCAGGTCCGTGACCGTGGGCAGCGTGTAGGTCTGGGCCGCGGCGGTGACACCGCTGTTGGCCAAGATCAGACCGTTCAGCACTTGCGCCGGGGTCAGGGTTGCAGTAGCGGTAACCGCCACCGGATCTGCGGTCAGGTCAATGAACGGGTCGTTGACGTTGCCGTCACCAAGCTGGTAGCCACCAGCGCCATTAGGGAGAGCCATGATGAGTTCCTTTCAGATGAAGTTCAGAACGGGGGCCTTAGCCCCCGTTTCGGTTTAGCCCCAGAGACGGCAAGCCATCTGCGGACGGATCACGCCGTAGCCGTACAGCACGTCGATCCGGCAGGGCATCCGGTCGTTGTTGATGTCGTACTGACGCACGACACGCAGGCTGATGCCGTTGTGGTTGGCACGGCTGGCCATGTCCACGCCTTGCGGCAGGAGCAGGTCGGCGGTGGCAAACGTGATGGCGTCCTTGTGGTAGACCAGGTTCTGCGGGTACTGCGTGGACGCAGCGCCGATGAACGTGACCGTTTGGCTGTTGGCCGGCAGAGAGCTGACGGTGGCCAGCGCCTGGTTGGCCGAGTACATCGGAGCAACCGTGACCGTTGCCGCGCCACCCGATGCAGTCACGCTTGCGAGCGCAACAAACTGGAACAGCGAGCCAGTGGACTCACGGGTCTGCGGGTTCACCGCAAAGCAGCCCGCCACGGTGAACACGTCGCCAGCAAGAACGGTGTTGGTGCTGCCCAAGCCGGTGAGCGAGATCGAAGTCGCGCCTTCGGTCGTCACTGCAGCCGCCGTCGTGCCGTTGGTACGCGAGCCAGTCGTGAACTGCTTAATGGACTGGCTCATGTTGACTTCTTCGAAGCCCAGCACGCCAGTGCCCATCATGCCGTTCTTGAACTGCTTGCTGATGGTGTCGGTGGGGTTGAAGAGGCCCTTCATCCCCTCCACCAGGCCAGCGTTCGCAGCGGGGTTTACCGTTGCGTAGCGCGGCGACATCACAGCGGCGTTCTCGTTCAGCTTCTGCTGGGCCTGCAGCAGAACCAGCGAGGTGGCCGGCGTGGTGCCGGGCGTGCCGACAGAGTTGCCGATTTTGTTGAACGCGTTGGCCACGTCAGCGTCGATGCTGGCGGCAAGCTGGCTGATACGAGGCTTCAGCACACGATCCGCGAAATCGTCCAACTGCATTGTCAGTTCGGCGGACGTGAAGTTCACGCCGATGTGCTTCTGCGAGGAGACGGTCAGGGTCGTGAACTGCTCGTTGTCGTCCTGCACTTGCAGGGCGGCGCCGTCAGTCACCAAAGCGCGGTCCGGCAGGCGGATGCGCAGCGTGGAGCCGATCTTGGCCCCTTCGACAGCGAAGCTGTCATCGTACTGGCGGTTCACATTGCGCGTGAGCACCAGGTTGTTTTCAAGGATTTCCAAAGCCTTTCTTGTGATCATGTCGATCGTAAGAATGCTGTTAGCCATTTTAGTTTCCTTTCAATGCCGAAGAAGTTTGATGAGGACAAACGCCGCCGTTTTTGTGCTTACCTACTTGACAGTTCATACACAACACTTGGTAGCCAGCCGGAAAACTCATCTTGCGAAGCCAACTGTAGAAGGCTGAGCCTCCACCAGTGTACTTGCCTGACTTGCGTTCAAGTGCCCCATCGTTGTCTATGTGGTCAATTGACAAGAACATTCTCTCAGTTTCACCGCAGCATGCGCATCTATAGCCTCCGTAAGCGGCATAGACTTCATCGCGGCACCGGTCGTTAGTGCGTTTGGTTTTTGCAGACTCCGCTGCACGAATTGCTGCAACTTCATCTGGCGTTCCATTCGCCAACTTTCGGTTGCGCCACTCACGCTTATGCTCACGGTCTTTTTCCCGATTCGCCGCACGCCAGTCGCGCATACGCTGATTAAACTTTTCGCGGTTGCGTTCTCTGTATCTGGCCGCTGTTTCCCTGTTGCGTTGCCGCTTCAGTTCCTCAGGTGTCAGATGCTGATTGTCACTCTCCATTCAAGACTCCTAGTTTCGGGTAATCATACCCGATTTCGGAGAGTTAGCGGTTTGCCTGAGCCTGCATCTTTCGCATCTGTCTTGCTCGTTCGGCTTCAATCCATTCCGACGTACTCATGTTCTTGATGGAACGCGGGTCAGTCGTGTCATACGACGGGTTGTTGCCGCTGCGTGCGGTGACGGGTGTGATCGGTGCTGGTGCAGACGTTGAGCGTTTGACGGGCGGATTGTCGGCCAGTTTGGCCTCGATCTTCCCAATTTCCTTGGCTTGCAGGATGGGCGGTAAGCGAGCGATACGCTCCGTTTCCTTGACATTGGTGCCGAGGTAGTACGCTACTTCAGGGCCAACGTCAGATGCGCGGATGGTGTCAGCCATGACGGTCGTGATTGGCAGCTTGGGGTTGTAGGCGACTTGTTCAAAGTCGTCGTACTTTTCCCTGGCTTGCTCCTCACGGTCGTGATAAGCCTCCAGCAGTTCGGTGTGCTGCTTGTGCATCTCCCGCTGTGCCAGTAGCTGTTCGGCCTTCTGAACTGCCAACGCTTCCGCGTAGGCTTCAGTCGATTCAAACTGCTCTGCAGACGGTAGTTGCTTAGGCTGCTCAACCACGGGCTGCTGTGCCCGTTGACGCTCCCACTTACGCTGCTCTCTATCAAGCCGTTTCCTGACGATGGCGTCCAACTCTTCTTGAGTAAACGTCTTCGTCTGTTGTTCGACTTCCGGCTCAGTTCCCTGCTGTTCAACAGGACTCGCTTCCGTAACTGCCGTGGGTTCCGGTGCGGCTGGTGCGGCGTCGATCTCCGCTGCGACTTCTTGGCTCATGTGTGGGCCTCAAGAAAACCTGGTCATCGGGCCAGTACGGTTGATAGTATCACTTAAAAATCTGCGCGCCAAGCAACGCAGGTGTTATGTAAGCGCGCTAATTTGCGCTTGCAATTCCTGCAGTTTGGCGAGCAGTTCTTCCTTGGTTGGAGTTGGCGGGGGAGGGGGTGGCGGAGCCGGGGGCGCAGGTGTAAACATCTGGCCGTCGTACAGATCCCCCGGCTGCACAATGCCTTCGCAGGCAATCCAGCCTTGAGCAGCAGCAAACTCAGCATCTGCCACAGCCACATTCATCACCACACCGTTTTCAATAATTGCGTAGCGCATTGCGTTTCCCTTACCAAGATGTGATGCGGGCGTAACCGTTGCCACCAGCGCCGCCAGAACCACCTGTGACGTTGCCTGAGCCACCACCACCGCCACCGCCTCCGGGGAACCCGCCAGCGCCGCCAACGCCTCCTGTTCCGCTTTGTCCGCCCCCGCCGCCGCCGCCGCCGCTACCTCCAAAGCCGATGTTTGTGTTGCTGGCCCCAGCGGTGCCTGCCGCACCGTTACCACCTACAACTCCGGCGCCTCCAGCACCACCACCCCCGTTTGAATATGAACCGGACGCGCCGCCAGTGGCGCCATTTTCGGCAATGTTTGGTCCTGTACTTACGCCGCCGCCACTTCCGCCGCCGCCGCCTCCGTACAAAGAACTACCTGCGCCATATCCAGCAGCACTTGAGCCGCCGCCCCCGCCTCCACCATATTCGGCACAAGCTATTGGAACGTTGCTGTAGCTTGCGGGATTTAAATCGGCTGGCCGCCCGCCGCCGCCGCCTACTGCAGACAACGCTTCAAAAGTTCCGGTACCGTCGCTAAGTCGAATTCGTGGACCCCCTGCGGCGGTAGTGGTGCCCGCAGAAGCAGACCCGCCGCCGCCGCCTCCACCGCTACCGGCCTGATATCTACCTGCGCCGCCCCCATACGCATATACCAAAGTGCCAAACGATGTGTTGCCGCCAGATGTGCCATCCCCGCCGCCGCTGCCGCCTGTGCCGCCCGCGCCAATAGTAACTGACACCGTAGACGCAAGGTCACTTGCGCGATACGTCTGAATGACTTTTGCGCCGCCGCCGGCGCCCGATCCTCCAGGATTGTCCCCCGGCCAGCCCGATCCGCCACCACCTCCAGCGCCCCAAAGCTCCACCATGACCATCGTCTTGCCAGCAGGCTTGGTCCAGGTGCCGGAACTGGTGAAAACTTGAACGTCCGAGGCGCTGGCTATGGTTGTGCTGACCCAAGTTGTGCCGTCGCTTGCCAGCACGTTACCGTTTGTGCCCGGAGCCACCACCTGAAATGCCGAAGTGCCGTTGCCGAGCAGTACGTTGTTGGCGGTGAATGTGGCCGCCCCCGTGCCGCCGCTGGCTACCGGCAACGTGCCGGTGACCTCGGACGTCAAGTTGACGTTACCCGCCGTAAAGGCTGACGTGCCATTGCCCTTGACCACGCCAGTCAGCGTAGTAGCCCCAGTGCCACCGTTGGCTACCGGCAGCGTGCCCGTGACGCTGGAGGCCAGCGAGATGTTGGACAGCGTGTTGTCAGCACCGCTGATGATTTTGTTCTTTAGCGTCTGAGAAACTTCAGCGGTGTAAATGTCAAACTGCCCCATCGTGATCTTCTTCGAGCCAGCAGTGCCGGCTGAAGAATCGACGATGTACAGCAGATCCGCCGCGTTGACATCAACGCCGTTTAGTGACGGCAGGTCAGAGACTTTTTGGTCAGCCATGATTTACGCCCACATCCTGCTCGGCGTTGCCGGAAATACTTGGTACGGTGCCAGCTCCGGGGCCTCGTCGGTGTGGCGCACATTGACATGCCAGCCGTCCAGCGGAGCCATCTCAGGCACTTCGCCTTCGTCGGTTTGGATCATCTCGCCCGTGGGCTTGTAAATCACGCCAACGACATCCACCGCCGCGTACTTGGGCACCAAGACCGTCTCGACCACATCGTCTTGCACGTTGGTCTGCTCGGTGAACAGCGCCGCGTTGGCCTCGGCTTCGTCGTTAAATTTCAGGAAGTAATCGGTGTACATAGGTGCTCCTTAAGCGGTGATAGAGGCAAGTTCTGCTGCTGACAAAGCACGTGGGTAGTAGGTGACGCGGCGGAGGTAGCAGTTTGCAAAAGACCCCGAGCCTGTAAATGAACCCAGCCAAAGTTTATTCAAACCAGATGGAACGCTTGAGAGAGACGCTACAGCAAGCCCAGTAACAGCTTGCCCATTAGTGCTTGTAGCTAATTGAGACGAATCGTATGCGGTTGCAATTTTTGCGTTTACAGCAGACCCTTCACTTGAGTTGTATACGCTTGCAATATCAACACCAGCAACCCGAGCAATGGATTGATATTGCCCACTCACGTACCTTTGATAAATTCGTTCTGTCTCGCCAGTGTTTGACAGCATTGTTATATATGGCTGCGTTCCAGATACCCTGCCTGCAAAATCCGCGTAAATCGTCCCAGCACTCGCGTTGTACCAAGGGCTCAGCGTATTCACTGAAGCCACATCGGCTGCACGGGTCAGCGCGGTGGTGGTGGTGGGGATGTAGCTGGTGGGGAAGGCTCCGGCTTCGAGTTGAGCGCCCCAGAGAAAAACAGCTTTAAAGGTTGCGTCCGCACCCGTCGAGTTTGGGTAAAACCGTACAGTGGCTGTGCCTGCGTCGGATGCATTTGTCGTAAACGCAAAATATACGCGCCACCAATTATTTGGATAAGCAACTGCTACTCCAACGGTTGTACCTGTGTTGATAAAACCAGTAATTGCTGATCCAGACCAAGTGATGTATGTTTCTGAATTGGTTGTTCCAGAATTCGGATTAGAAACGTGAAATCTACTTTGAACAGATGTGCTGTTCTTTACAAAAAACGAAATAACGTACGTTGTGCTGGCTGCAACGGTGACGGTCTGCTGTACTCTATCTGAATTTGCTCCGGTGCCGCTTACTGTGTCAGCGTTAACCGTGCCATCCAACGATGTCGTTGTATTTGCTGTAACAACAGCGGGGCTCGTTCCAGCAGCTGCCCAAGTTGTCGCAAAGTCTTGTGATTGAAGAAGCAAATTCGTCCTCGCCTCCTCAATCAGCAGCCCCTGAGCCGCCAGCGTGCTGGGGTTGTAGTCGAAGCGTGGGGCGTCAACGGCTGCGCTGGTCAGCACACCAGCCGAGTTGAAGAACGTGGCCGTGCTGGCACGGGTGAAGGTGATGATCTGCGAGAAGGTTTTGGATACGAGCGCCATGTTTTACTCCCAGACCACGTACTGCTCTGCAATTTGGTATTGCTCGGAAGTGAAATTGAGACTGATGGAATCTCCGTTTTCACCCAAGTTGTTAGGTACGCCTGCAAACACCAGGTCAAGCGTCGGACCAAGCTGCGCGAACGGATCGTTTGCTGGCACCACCGCAGAGATGCCGCCATCGCCATACACCCCACCGTTGGCCGTCCAATCCTGACGGACTCGGTTGACGTACTGGGGTGAGTTGCGGACGGTGATCATGCGTAGTAGCTCACGTTCAGTTTGGCACTGGCAGCCTGTTCAATGAACCGAATGCGCTGCAGATCGCCGTCATACGACAACACCGTTGAGATGGGCACGGGCATACCGACCGCGCTGGTGGGGTTGGTGCCGTCATCGCGCCAGCGCACCGCTTGAGTCTCGGGCGTAATGATAGCCAGTGTGGCCCCACTTGGAACGGTCAGCGCTGCTGCGGCAGACAACGAAGTGATCTGCTGGTATCCCAAGCAAACGGTGGTGGATTTCAGTCCCATGAGTCAACCTCAAAAGTTTGGTTTGGTCAAGACGCCCGCAAAGACTTGACTTGTGCCACAAAACGTGCCCACAGTCCAGCAATTTTGCGTGTGATCTTCTTGTGAAACGGCCAAGACAACTCGTCTGGCACATCGTTGTAGACGTACATGGCGTCAGGCGTAGTAGGAGATGTTCAACTTGGCGCCAGGCGTTTGCTGGATGAACCGGATTCGGGATATGTCGCCGTCGTACTGCAGGGTCACGCCGGCTGCAAGAGGCATCCCCAACGATGCAGTAGGAACCCCACCGTCATCCCGCCACCGCACGGCAGCGCCCTCGCAACTGATCAGCGCAAACGAAGGCCGGCAATTCAGCCCATTGGCGTCCGTAGTCGGAGCGTTAAGCCCGGTTGACGCGGATAGAGTCGCAATCTGCTCGTAGCCGATGCAAGACGTGATGGCTTTGAGGTTGATGGCCACTCAGAATCCCCCGCGTTCAATGAACGAACGCAATTCTACATACGGCTGAAGCGCATACGCTGGGGGCGTGGGTCCTTCCTCTACCGGGGGGAAGAAGTACCCCGAGAAGAACGCTGCAGCGAAGTACGTCTTAGGAAACATCGTAGGTCACGCCTGTGCGGTTGCCGTTGGCGTCTACTGTGGCCGTGATCCGTACTGTAGTGCCGTTCACGCTCTTGATCAAAATCGGCCCGCCAGGCGAGCCAGCCAGTTCGCCCGCAGCGGAGGCCGCGATCAACTTCAGCAAGTCGTTGGCGGCGTATGTTCCGTCGATGACTTGCGCCCAGACCGCAGCAGCCAAGTTCTGCGGACTGAGTTCGGTGAACGGGGTGATGTCGCCCGACAGGTTGCCCGTGGCCCTGATCGTGGCGCTGTTTGAGAACTGCACGAGCGCAGCGCCGATGGCATCGACGATGGCCCCCAGCGTGGCGTTGTTAACCGTGAACGAGAAGGACGTGCTGCCAGATGCGGACAGGGCACCAGCCAAGTTGGCCGCAAGGTTGAACGTGATTGACGTGGAGCCGACCGCCGAGACGATCAATTGCCCGTCTGCCGGGTTGACAGTAATCGTGACCGTCGTGCTGCCCGTGATGTTGACGCCCGCCGCGAGGTTCAGCGTACCCGGCGTGACCGTCACCACCAGATTGGTGAACGACGACATCGCCCCCGGCTTGTACGGCAGCACCCACGACGATGGAGCCAAGTGCCCGCTGGGGACGCCTGCCAGCTTGGACGGAATGCCCTCGCCCACGGACTGGTTCATCCGGTCACCACGCCTCCACATGGAACGGAACGTCCCAGGCGAGCCGCCGATCTGGCGCAACGGAAGCTGCGCCAGGAGCGTGGTGTTTGTCTTGAGAGCCATAAGCTCGATCAGCCCCAGCCGACCTCGACCGCGCCGTAAAAGTTCGTGCTCGCCGCCGTAGCCGCACCCGCGAAGTAGAGCCACGTGAGACAGGCACCGTCCATCACCCGAGGAAGGCTCGGCAGTTGGTTGAGCAGATCCCGCTCAGCAGCGACGGACACGGTGGTCAGCGGCAGCGTCAGCAGCGGCCTAGCCAAGCACAGCGCCCCGGTGCCAGTGTTGGCCGCGCTGAAGGTGACCGTCGCCACGGTAGACACGCCCGTGTCGCCCGATGCCAGGGGTAGTTGTTCGCTGCGGTGCCTGAGTGAGAGATGTGCCCCACGATGCCGGAAGCCGTCATGGCGACCGTCACCGGAAGCGTCCTGCCTGCTGTTGGCACTGTGTTGCTGTAGCTCAGCGCGATGTTCTGCGCCGTGGCGCCCGCTGCGGCGGTTTGCACCCAGAACAACCTGCACCCGGCCCCGTTGGTGTAGCGCAGGCTGGGCGTGCCCGTCAGGGTTTGTGCCGTGGCCGAGTTGTTCGTGATACCGGGCCAGTAGCCCTGCAAGTCCACCAGCATCAACTGCGCCGGGACACCCGTG